AGCAGTAGATGCTGTAGTATTATTAGAGAATACAGCATTACCATCTTCAAGGTAATTAACAATACCACTAGCAGCTCTTGCACAACCCTCAAACTTAGCCTTGCTATAACCAGAACCTGTTGCATTGACTGTGAATCCTGTAACTTTGTTCAATCCAACAGTTGCAGATGCTTTACCCTGTGGAGGAGACTGAATTACAACAGTTGGCGGTTGACTAACACTATATCCGCTACCAAAATTAGTGATATTGATATCAGTAATTCTACCGTTAAAAATAGAGGCAGATGCAGTTGCTCCAGTACCACCATTAGGTCTGTTATCTACAATGTAGACAGATGGAACGTCTGTGTACCCGTTACCTCCATTGAGTAACTCAATCCCAACAAGTCTTCCATTAGAGTCTACAGTTGTCTCTAGTACACTAGCACCTACTGGGTCAATTACAGCGATTCTAGGAGTTGTTAGATATCCCTGACCAGCATTTAAAACTTGAACAGAAGTTACTTGTCCATTTGTTAGGACAGCTCTTAGAGATGCTTTGATAGGATTATCACCAGTTGGTTCATCAATATAAATCTCTGGTGCTGTTGTGTATCCAAATCCAGTATCAGATACAGTAACATTTCCACTAATTGACCCTCCAACAATTGTTGGAGGATTTATTTTTGCACCACCTGGTTGTCTAAAACTAATTCTGGGTGTAAATGTGTATCCACTACCAGAACTTACAATTGTAAGAGAAGTGATACTACCGTTAGTAACGGTGGCACTGATTTGCGCTGGAATCGAACCTGGTTCAGTGGGAGGTTCAATTACAACTGTTGGGGGGTTAGTGGCGCTATAACCTTGTCCACCATTTAAGAGAGTTACCGATTCAATACCGTTAACAAGGGCAGTTGCAGAGGCACCTTGACCGCTAAGAGATTGAATTGTTACCTTTGGTGGATACTCATAACGATATTGCTCACCAAATTCACTTACAACAATGCTACTGATTTCCCCATCTTCATTAACACGAGCAAATGCAGAGGCAGAAGAACCAAAATTTGGAATTGGTGCTTCTATAGAATATAAAGAAAGGAATCTTCCATTAGTAGGAGCAGTTTTGAAAATGAATAAATCCTTATCAATATAGAAATCAATTTTTGGAACTAACAGTGTGTTATCATAAACAGCAATAACAAACTCGTCTACAATGGGTTCATAAGAAATCCCATTTCGAGTCATCTTAAATTCAGTTTTTCCATCACCAAAAGAATTAGAAAGGTTGTCAATACCAACAATTTCATTATCAATAAAACCACTCAAAAATGTGATGAAAGTCCCAACTTCATCATCTGCAGGAAGTTTTGTCCTCGGTGCTGTCGTAAAAACAATATTAGTACCACTAATAGTGTAGTCAATTCCAGGAATTAAGACTTCACCATATACACTTACAATAAGATGCTGCGCTGATGGAGGGGCAATCGGAGTGTCTTGCGACAGTAAAGAGAAAGTAGTAGTGCTACCATCAAAAGAGTTGATTGGGTTAGCAAGACTAGTCCACTTTAATTTTACTTGCTCATAGGAAATACCAGGACTAAGAGCAATGTTTGGTGCTGGGGTAATATTTTCATAATAAATTACCTCGTCACCAATTAAAATAGTTCCGTTGTTGGCAAGAAAGGTGTCTACACTTTCTACAACAATCGTATCACCATCAATAGTCAATGGTTCTACTAAAGTTGTTGCTCCATCAAGAATGTTGATGTCTAATTTGTCAATATCAAGATATTCTAAAAAATTGTTTAGAATATTTTGACCCAATCCCGTTTTTTCTTGAGACCTATAGTAGTACTCAAGAAATTTATTGAATAATGGATAGTTTGACTCGATAAAATCTGGAGTCTGTGCGTTGATAGACTGGGAAACTTTATTGATATTCATCTAATTAAAAACAACTAGAAGTGGTAACGGAACCAGTAGTATCGATTGGGTCAATTTCTACCAGTGTTGGCGTCTGATTAAAGACGTTTGGCGTCAAACTATTTAGAGGTATTGTTGGAGGAGGATTGCCCTGACCAACAGCGATTGTAGTAACTTCAGGTGTAATGATGTTAATAATCGTTCCTGGAGTTGCTGCTGGGATTGTAGTATTATTTGCAGGAATGAATGTAACAGGAATTTGAAGTCCAACTGGAAGAAGTTCTGTAGAAATTACGCTTCCAACTCCAGTAACACTATCTGTGATAGTGAGGTTTGTCGAAGCAGTAAGGTTACTGCCAGCACCAACAATGTTGACTGGACCAAAACAAATTTCACCAGTACCATAATCAACAGTACCTGCAGTATTATTTGTGTAGACCTTTTTAGTACCAGTATTATAGAACGTTCTCAGATTACCATAACCATCATCTTCAAATTGTTGGTCAATACCTGGTCTATCTGCTGTTCTAAACGTTCCAGATAAGAGAACGGGTTCTTTCTTACAGTTAGTATCAGAACCGCTAGGAGCACTATCATAAAGGTCAGAACCAGTACTAACACAATAAGTATTTGTTTGACCAGTGTTGGGATAGATGTACTTTAACAAACTAACCTGTAACGAGGAGTCAGTAACACACTTGTTGGACAAAGAAATCGCCTTCTCCAACTGCTGAGATCTAAATACTGAGTTAAAATTATTAATTTGAGTTTGATTTGCCCAAGACTTAATTCCTGCCTGTACATCGGTTTTGATTTCGGTAGCATTTGAACCGCAACCGCTATCATAAAGAATAAATGCTTTCAAGTAGATGTAAAGATTATCGGGGTCAACAATTACTGGGTCAATAGACGCCATGGCATATGCACGAAGATTTGTTTGAATCTCTTTCTTAGTGGCATCATTAAGAGTTGTGCCAGTTTTTGTTTTAATTGCAATAAAAACTTTTCCATAAATGGGAGGATTCAACGAATCTCCACCATATGCCACAACAGAATCTGCATTTTCGTAAAGATTCTTAGTGATAATTGCATAATCTTGAGCAGTTACTGCTCGGTACTGAGCAGAGTAATAACGAGGGGCATTATACTTAATAGATTCAATAGTTTCTGCAGCAGATCCCAAAGAACCCTTTTCTTTTACAGTTGTAAGTACAGTTGTGGGAGAATAACTTCTTCCATTACTATCAAGTATTCTACCAATAGCAGAGAATGTAGTTGCACCATTTGCTTCAGAACCAGAAGTTACAAGATATTCTAATTCAATAACTTCGCCATCAGTTAATTCTCTGCCAACACTATTATCACCAAACCTAATTTCATATCTCATATCCTCAGACTCGGATAGAAAATATGCTCTACTGGTTGGAGATAAATTGGTTACGGTTTCAACTTTTGTATAGAGGTCTGAAGATGTAGAGGATTCGTTAGCTTTAACTCTAACAACCAATGTAGAAATATCAACATCGGGGGAAGGAATTTTATATTCTTGTTTTCCAAAAGTAGATACGACGTAAGAAAATGTTACGATACTACCTTCTCGAACTAAAACATTATCAAATGTTGCTACTCCAGTTGTAGCATTAACCTCAACTGTTCTATCACTGAGAATGTTCCAAACATAATTACCACCAGTTGCAACTGGACCTTTTTTTAATGTTGCTGTGCTTGGATAAGTTCCAGTTTCATTAGAAGTTTGAACCTCTAATTTCAAACATGCTTGAGATGCTTTAACCGAACGAGGAACATAATTTAACAGTTTTGCAATAGCAACGACATTATCTCTTACTGTTGAAGATGGCAAAAATGCTTCATTCAATGCCATATTCGCATTAAACGCACTATAGTACGAGTTATATGCTAAAACATCAATAAGGTACGACAATGAAGAACCTTCAAAGTCATAATCTGTAAACTCTGTGCGAGTTCTTAGATACGACTTAATGGAAGATTTAATATCTTCAAAATCTAGAGCAGTTAGGTTTGTAGGTTGCATTACTCAGGTCTCTGTAAAACAAATGAGATTGTTTCCACAATAGGTAACCCGACAATTCTGTATTCTATAGAAACATTGAGTTTGTTACCTTCATAAATTGGTGTGACTAGAACTTCAGTTAACTGAACTCTAGGTTCATATTGGTTAATGGTATTTATGATTTCTTCCTTAATCGTATCTGCAGTAAAAGGGTCCAAAGGTTCAAACAAAAGTCTGGATACCTTGGACCCCACTAAAGGTTGAAATGGTTTTTCTCCAGGAGAAGTTAAAACTAAATTTTTAACTGCCTGTTTTATAGAACTATCATTTTGTACCACTGCAGCATCATCAGTAAATGGATTTCTTTCCATACCTATGCTGAAATCTTTAAAAGAACGAGATTTCGTAAATTGTTTACCAGTGACTTTTTTTAGTGCCATCTTTCTACGTAATCGTCAAATCCTCCTTTACCGCCACACCATCTAGAATTTCTATCTTTAGGTGGGACATTTTGTTTAACACGATTCAAATAAGCATCGGAACGAGGATCTGTAATTAGTACAGACGTACCAAATTCTTTTTTCATTATTTCGGGTACATTATCTGGAACGGGATGGTTTGCCATATCTCCGAAGTACTGGTGGACCAGAACTTTTAGAGGGGTTGCTATCCCTGATTATTATTTATCGACCTTGACCACGATAACGCTTCTTACGACCGTTACGAGAAGATGCTCCAAGGTGAGTGTTTTTAGAACGCCCTTGACGAGTCTTCTTAGGAGCGCCTTCAATGTAATTTGATTTTACAAGACCGACTTTTGCTTTTGCCATAATTAGATACCAATAATAACGTTAGGACTAGAACCAGTAATTACAGACAGGCAAGGGAATGCTGGAGTTCCATCACCCAGAGGGTCACCAAATCTACAAGCACGAACTTTATTAATAAAGACCGTTTTGCTAGTCGCAATTGCTTTCCTAGCATGACCAGTTGGTGCCTCTCTGCCTGCTACAGTACCTATAGTACACCAATATGCTGGAGTTGGCAAGGTCACTAAACATTTATCTCCAGTTGATGTAGTTGTAAACTGAGTGGGGGTTGGATGTGGAGTAAGAATGTCTTGGTCTACAATAGGAACTTGACCATTAATAACTACCTTTCCTTGAGGATTTGCAGCAGCCTTTGCAACACCTAATGGCAACTGCGATATAGGTGGCCATATTGCAACTTTATCAACTTCAATTAGAGGTTTAGGAACAACTCTTGTATCTAAAGAGATATGAGGACAAACTGGGATATTTCCTCCACCAAGACCAGGGTGATGAGAGACACCACCAGGACCAGTGCCATGTCCACTATCTACGCCCTGAAAGAGAGCAGCACATCCAAGACCAGGTGCTAAAACAAACATATTAGTAAGGGTTTCCGTATCTTTCGGTTGCTAAAGAAACAGTTTGAGCAGCTCTACTCAAATTGTGATACATTTTCATACTTCCCGATACACTCCAAGATTGACAACCAGGACCAAGTAAAGGAGAGACTGTAGCAACTGTGGTGGTATTAGTCGTAGTCTGATACGGAAGTTCGGTTTCTGGATCGACTTCTTCATCATCTGTTGTAGATGAACCAGTCACAGTAGCTGGAGTTGCTGGGGGAGCACATGCAAAATGAAGGCATCCCTCATCAACGGGAGAACATGATAACGTAATATTTATTGAGGTTTCCTTAGCAGGATCCGCTCGATATTGCCTAAGATGGTACTTAGTATAAGTAGATGCCCTTGGTAAATTTGCAAATGACCCCTGTACAGTCTCAATATAAGTTTCTTGATTGATAACAAACTCGGGAATTTGCTCTTGAATAATATCTTCAAGGTCTTGCTTGCGTTTTTCTACATCTCTTTCTCTCTCATCGGTAATCGTCTTCTTTATATTTTTTGGAAGTGGCGCATCGTTCAAATAGTCTAAATTATCTTGACGCTCCATAACCTCAAATATGGGGTCAACTGATTTTCTAGAATACCGAGATTGACCTATTTGCCCCGTTCTGTTACGATTCGGGTCTTTTCTCATTTCAATTGTAGGCACTGTTCCTGAGACATCAGTAAATTTATTTTGAGAATTGTACGTATCTTCAAATGAGTTAATCTCATCTTGAGTAACAGATGCATCATCAGTCTTAGGAATAGACTTGATATCCGCAATAAATCCATCAATTGCATCTTGACTATACCCATCATTAGCAACTCTAACATTGGAATTCAGTTGAACATTACTCACATACACCGTATTACCAACATTTTCCGCATAACCGCTGCCTGGGTCAAGAATTGCTAAGTCAATTAACTCTCCACCAAGGAAAGTTCCTTTAACTTTTGCAGTTTTTCCGCTTTCAATTGTAGGAGAAGTGACTGATAACTCAGGAATCCGCCCCAATTGGTCCCAACCGCTGCCTCCATCGACAATTGTGAATCCAGAAACACTACCATTTGTGATTTGTAGGTCAATATTTGGTTGAATTAACGTGTTATAGATGTCTGGAGCGTCTTTATTAATAGAACCAATCGCATATTGGATAGATTTGTTCAAAAATTGGTATTGTCCAACCAAAATTGCGCGGTCTACAATGCCAAAACCCGCTTTTGCGGTAATGACATGGTTGCGATTAGAGGTATATTGAGTCTCTTTGACAAAATCATCACCATCACCATCCAAGTAAAGGACATGATACGGAAAACTATCAATATTGGTGTGAAAAGTATGCGTAATTACATGCCCATTAATGGTATCTCCAGTCCTTAAGATATCAAATCCGCTCGATGATACAACAGCAGACACTGGTCCAGTACCATCAATCTTCAAATTAACTGTCAAATTCGTTGTAGAGTTGTCTGGATGCGTATGTTCGTACTCCAATAAGAAAACATCACCAATAGTATACCCTGTACCGCTTGATAAAATCTCTTCAACAATCCATTCAGTGCCAGAAAAAACAACAGGAGTAGTTGTATCATCAAAAATGGGTCGAATTCGCACTTTTATACGAAAACCAGTAACTGATTGACTAGAATTTAAATCGTAAATAACAAAGTCATCAAGTCCTTCGTCACCAGTTTGCCAAGGATTTTGAGAAGAAGTGTATGATATACCAACTTCTAGGTTTCCATCCCAAGAATCAATGTATGTTACTCCATCATATGACAAAGAAAGGTCATTTACACCATTAGGTAACTCTGTAGATAATTCATCATAAGTAAAAGCAAGCTTGTTACTAGTGGATCCAAATCCAAATAACGTAGGATGTGGACAGTCGGGGTCGCCCGTTAAATCTTCTTCAACAGTATATCTAAGATTTGTGGAAGCGGTATCACAGTAAAATGCTGTGCAAGGAACACATTCTTGAGTGGATTCGGTTTGTACACCCGTCGTAGGAGTGCTCTCTGGGTTCGTTGAAGTGCTGTCTGCGCTAGTTTCCCTAGTGATGATATAGTAACAGGGCGTACCGACGTTCCCAGCGTCGTCTGACGTGTCGTACAGGTATGCAAAGAAGGTGTCAGAGTAGTTGTAATCGAAAGATAATGATGCAGGAATATAATCCTGATACACTGTTCCTGAACCTAATGCATTAGAACACAAACTCCGAGAAAGTTTTCCACAGTTTGCTGAGGTTGGTTGACCCGCTGTACCCGACCCTCCAACACTTCCTGTATTAACAAATTCCTCTGAATAACCATACATTACAGCATTATCATCCCTACCAGGAATGTTGTAATTGCCATTACGAGATTCATTCTCAGGGTATTCCACATAATCGTAGGTTACACCCTCACCTGGAACATATGGAGAACAATGTGCAGAATTTACACTACCACCAAAAATGTTACAAATATTTGTGTTTCTAGTTTTGCAACCCATCGATACGTTCCTCTAATTTGATGATGCGACCATACAACTCATCGTAGTTTTGTTTCATATTCAAATAATCATCATAACCTTTTGGTTTGTAAAATACTTTATCTGGAGTTGGAAGTTCACTCACAAATTTTTCAATTGCTTCAAGTCTATTACCAACAGCAACTAAACATTCATTGATGGTATTCAATGATGTATAAACACCCTCCCATCTTTCAATTTCTTGTTTCTGTTCTTCTGTTAAAAAATCTTCTTCATTCATTTTGTTGTGCTTTCCTCAATGTAAATGCAGAACCATCTTCTGTAATATCATACTCTAACTCTGTGCCAACATCCCATCCCAGTTCCTCACATACTTCATATGGAATTGTGAGAATCAAATCTCCAAAATCATCTTCCTCTAAATGTGTTGTGAATCTCTGGGACATAACTCTACATACGATTAACTATCTGAGGATTGTCAGTGGGATTATCTATCTTCCACTCAACCCATAGTGTATATAGATAATTTGTATCTTGAGTAGCATACGCAGACGCATAATAGTCTGCACACTCGTACATACGAGGGTCTAGAAAGGACTCGTACCGAATTAATTGCTCAATTGCCCATACACGAGTATCTTGTCTCTCTAAGCGCGTTTTAGGGTCCATTTTTTACCTGGGAAATTTTTTTAGATAGGGTGTAAGATATTATCGAATTATAT